GATTTCTGTCATCATCCATGATGATTTTCATGCGATCTGTTTCAGAATCTATCATAGCTTTTTGTGCTGATACTTTTGCTTTTTCCATTTCAGCTTGAGCCAACATATCTTGCGGAGTTGGTTGCTGTGGTTGTGGTGGTATAGGTGGCACTTCAGAATTGATAAAGGATTTAGTATCTTTGAAACCAGCTTGTTCTATTAATTTTGAAAGGGTGTTGGAGTATTGTTGTAGTGATACCAATGGATTGTTTACGCCTAACTGTTGTAGGATTTGTTCTTGTTTTTGTGCTACTTGCATTAAAACAGCTTGTTTTTCTGCATCGCTGGTTTTGGAGATGGCTACATTGACCACTAAGTCTTTGTCAGCATCCCAATAACGAGGATCGATAGGTACAAACTCATTATTAAGTCTTACCATGTCTGGTTGATCTTGGTGTTTAACAACCAAGCTGTTGACCAGTTTAAATAAATCTTTCATGCCATCGGCAAAGTGTCGGCAAATAAGTTCGACTCGACCTTGTGCGCCTGACATGGTAGCTGAGACTGCTGATGCAGTAGAGCTTTGTAAAGCGTCAGCGTTTAGTCCTGCCGATGCTTTTGATACTCCAGTTCTATTTTCTTTGGCTTCGTCTAAGTAAGACAGAACAGGGAAAGCCTCTTTACCAACAAAAGGAACTGCGAAAGGTTGCACCATACCTGGCGCACGCATTCTAATCGGTTGTCCTATGTCGGTGTTGAGTACATCGTCAATGTTGACTTGTCCTTCAACGACTCCCATGCGAGGGAAGATGGCGTGGCCCAGACTATCAAGTGTGTCTCGCATAATTTGAGACTTAGCAGCTTGAATAGGCTTCAAGTAATCTGCTGGACAAGAACCGATGGAGGTGTGCGGTTCGGGATCAGGACAGAAGAGAGTTATCGGAAGGTCATCCCATTGAGCTGTATTTACTATATTTAAGCCATTGCCTACAGTACATACTCTTATCCTTTCGTCTATTCCATCGCCATCTAAATCATAAAATAAATAGTGTTCAACGTACAAAACATTTTTTTGTCCTGCATCGTTTCTTGCATCAAAAATTCCGTCTGAATATGGATTTCTTGCTTCTTCTTCTTCAAAAGTTTCAGCATCAATTAAGTTTCCAGAACCAGCGTATTGTTCCATTTCTTCTTTGTCGTAACCCATAGCAACCGAGTCGCTAACAGTTTTAATCATGCGGTGTGCAACATAAGGAGAGCTGTGTAAGTCTCTAGCAAAACGTGAGATTAAAACTTCTTCAGGTGGTATGGACTCGATGCAAACTTGGTTTTTACCTTTAACACGTCTGATAGTTAAGTCATAACTTACAGGAGTTTCTTGTGTAATTTCTTCACCCGTTTCAGGATTAATGATGGTCATAGATTGCATTTCTGTTTTCTCTTTAACCATTTCAACATCAGGATCTAACATAAGAGCTTGATAACCCTCTGGTGTTACGTTGGTGTATTCGTGAGTGGATGCGCTAATGCTGTCATCCCAATAGGCTTTAACAAAACCAGTCTTTCTAATAAGCGCATCTTTAAATACGTCATACATAACTTTGAACCCAGGGTTCTTTTGTTGAATGATGTAATTGATGTAGTCGGTTTGTTGGGTTGCAAGAGGTATATCCTCTGCGTTGCGAGGTACAAACTCAACAATTTTATTAGTACCAAAAAAAGTACGCATGATAGACGGAAGCATAAACAGTACGCTGTCTCTAACGTCTGTTGAAACATACTCTGACTGCATGGAACTTTGGCCTTGCGGTGATTCACCTAAATAATATTCAGTTGCTTCAGCTCTATCTTCGCCTACTTGCTCGATGTAATCTCTAGCATCGTCTAACTCTGATTTTAAAATGCCTTGCAGTTCTTCTTCGTTAGCTTCTTGGCTAACTGTATCTTGTTCTTTGTTGTATTCCATGTATTAACCTACTCGTAGAATTTTGGATTTTAAAGGTTTCTTGAAATTATAACCCAAAAAGGAAGTTCCTCCACCAAAACTTGCTGCCGAACTTGCCATGGTTAATGCAAGTGCATCTGCTTTGTCGGGTGATTTGATTCCTCTTTTTTTCATTTCTTCTTTTGACTCTATTTTTATTTTTCCTGTTGATGTATATTTGTAGGAAGGCGCAACCAATTCCGCTACAAGCTCATCATCATAAGGAAGTCGGCAATCACGTTGCGCCAACCAATCTTTTATCGCAAACCACAATTCTGCTCTCAGGTTAAGATAGTTCTTACTGGTCGCTGGAGACTCAGCTACGTTTACACCTCTGACGGGTAAGTTTTGCTCTGAGAGTCTGTCAACAACACCACTACCCAAGCCAATTACGTCTACAAGGATCTCTTGTGGTCTGTTCATTGCGGTTGCATCATCGTATAAGTTTTTAACCGCACCGCATAATTGCATTAAATCCATCGATTTAAAAGTCTTAATTTCAAAAACTGTGTTGCCCTGGCGAATACATAGTGCTGAGTTATCACCACCAAATCTAGCCACGTCTAATCCCCAAACTATTGGATCACTTGCACTGAGTGCAACATCTCTGCCTTGTGCCGCTCTAGCAAGTTCCATTGGTATAACAGAATCATCGTCTGCATGGGGAAACTCACCTAGAACTTCGACTCTAGCGACTGTTGAATCTTCACCATATTGTTCAAGCATGGATTGGAAGAGGTTTTGGTCAGTTCCCTCAACTGTGCGTGAGTCGATTTGCTCTAATTCCCAAAATTTACGCTTGGAATGGAAGGAATCATAGAATGGCCCTGTGTTTCTGCGTGGGTTAGAGAAGGTAAACCAAAAGCGATTTTCGGTTGGTTCGGAGAAAAACCCCTCTGATACGGAATATATGGGTGCAGGAATACCTGATGCCTCATCCATAATGAGACAAACTCCGTAATTAGAGTGAATACCAGCAAATGCGTCTGGGTTTTCTTCACTCCATAACTGCGCTTGGGCGTAGTAGTAGCCTGTATCTATTTTAAGATCTCTTTTGAGTGCTTCTTCAAACCAACCTTCGGGTTTAATTGTGGTAGCTGTTTTTGTAAACCAATGATTGTTAATGGAAAGCGTTAGCCATTTACCTAGTTCTGCCCAAGTTCTTGATCGAAGCTGCTGTTCGGTGTTAGCAGTAACGATAATAGTAGAACCAGCTCTGGTTGAGAGCATCCAAAGTATGAGCCAAGAGACTAAGGCTGATTTGCCGATACCACGACCACTTGCGACTGCGAGTCTAAACATCTCTGGTGTGGCTTTTCCGTTGTTGCGTTGTATGTGTATGGAAATATCTCGTAAAATTTTTTCCTGCCACTTGCGAGGGCCTGTAAATTCTTCGAGGGGGGTGCCTGGTTCTCCCCAGGGGAAGATGAACTTAACAAAGTTGTAGGGATCGTTCTTGATATTCATTGACCAGATTTCGGTCATAAGTTCTTGTTCTTGTTTTACTCCGTACTTCATATTAAAAAAAATAAAAAAATTTTAGTTCAACAGTTCCACATACATTGCCCCGTCGCCAAAGTGAAAGGGGGGGTATATTGGCGATTTAATGCGAGGAGCTAACGCCAAAAGGTTTCCCATCCTTTCTGTTGGCTTTGTCTTTGGGGGAGATAAAATATAGCCAACTCTTAACCTTGTTTTTTTTCTTTCAACTTCTTTGAAACGAGTTGTTCCCCCTCTGCATCGCTTGTATGTAAAGGGTTTATTTCTTTAGCTTCAATTATATTTGTCATTGAGCTGCCGATTCTTGTTTTTGCACCATTAATTACATCATTTAAATTTATAGATGCGTTAATTACTTCTTGGCGATCTTTCCAATTTTCAGGATCTCTGTTTTTAAGAAAGAAAATAGCAGAGGTTTCTTTGCCTTCCATTGCATTATCAAAAAGTTTTGAGCTAACCAAGGCCACAGCTTTTGCTCTTCCCCTTTTTAATGCGTGTTCTATTTGCTCAATATGTTTTTTCCTGGTGAGCGTTGAATTGCTAATATCCAATGCTGAAGCTATTTGACGCTCACTTAATCCCATTCCTGCGAGTCTTTCCAATTCAACCAAATCAATATTAATTGGCTTTCTTCCTACTTTTTTAGGCAGTTTTTGTTCTTTTTGTTCCATTAATACCCCTTTTATAAGCCGATTTTATAGGAAAAAGCTTACTTTTTATACAAAAACCCCTGTTTTCTGCCCTTCTTATGCACTTTCGTGATGTTTTATGAGTTATAATTTTCTTATGTAGCAATTAAGCTGCTGTTTTAGGAGAGAGAGAATGGATTATAAAAGAGAAGAAATACAAGAATACTTTAACGATTATCTTGCAGATAATAAGGAGTATTTAGAAGAGAACGAGCCGACCACATGGAAAGATGATCTGCATTTTTACGCATTTAATGAAGATTATTATATGGTCTACACCTATGACGCTAAACAATGGTTAGGCGATAGGGTTTTTGATGTAATTAATCATATTACAGAATATGAGATGAATTGTTTTGGAAAAGTTACAACAGACTTGAGCGATCCTTGTGCGATTGTGAATATGTATGTTTACATCATAGGTGAAGAGATTGTTTGGGATTATCTCGCATCAATCGAGGAGGTAGCGTAATGGATAAATGCAACTTATGTGGAAAACTTGAGGATGAAAGAAATTCTCAAATTCAATGTGGTTTTGTTCTTTGTAATTCTTGCGATGGTTTATATTCAGATGAAGAGTTGCAAGACCAATTAGGTAATTCTGAGGAGGTGGCGTAATGGATATTATTACTAACTTTGGAAACAAACGTTTTTATGGAAACGCTAAAGAACTTAAGCAAAGAATTAAGTTAGAACGCAAGATATACCTAGTTGATTGGGTTGACGGATATGGAGAAGTACCAAAAAAGGAAGTTTCTCTTTATACGCTTATTAACTCTGATGATTGGGGTTTAGATGATGAATTTATAGCACAATTACATTTTCTCAAAGATGATGCAACGCTTACCTATTCTGATCCTAGTGGAACTTTAACTTTTACCAAACAAAAGGAGGTAGCGTAATGGATCTTGTTAAATCAAAATTCACATTTTCAGATTATGAGGACTTCCCAACCTTTGAAGGTGCATATGATCCCAATTATAGATATTGGAACGGATGGGCAAACCCTTATTTTAATCAAGCAACAAGAGATGCTTTTATTAAGTATGAAAAAACTTTATTAAAAGACATGAGCAAAGAATACCAAAAAGAAAATAAGGAATTTTTAGCTGAACTTGAGGGAATCCAAGCAGAGACAATCAACGGAGAAGAATTATACTACTTTGGTGGTTTCCTTTGTTGGGATGAAGTAGAAGAAATTAAGGAGACAAACTAAAACAACTCTCCCCACGATCCCCCTAACCCTCTCTTTTGAGGGTTTTCGTGGTATTAGTAACTCATTTTATAGGAGATAAGAAATGAAAGACTTTGCACACAAACTGCACAAGCCAAGAGAACCTAAACCATGGAACGATGTAGCAAGAGAGATAACTGAAAATCTAATCTTTGTTGCTCTAGTGGTTTTTAGCGTAATCATAATTGCAGGAGTAGTTATCTAATGGCATTAAT